CATATTCCTCTGAATATGCGTGGTTATCCATATTCCTCTGAATATGCGTGGTTATCCTCCACTCTGCTACGGATACCACATCCATATAAGACCCTAATATGTAGGATAAATATCAATATTCATAATTTCGTCTTGGTCCATAGATGAAAAATCTTGATCCGCCATTTTGAACGGAAGAAACCAAGGATCCGATAGTTGATTTTCAGGAGTATGTTCACGTACAGTTCGTGCAATCATTTTGTACAATCGGAATCCAGGATAACGTTCTTGACCATTTTTTTTATACAATACATTTTTTCCCATACTATCAGTACACCATCGTTGGATGGTGCGTTGTAATTCAGTTTTTACCATTTTTTCGTTCTTGGTAATNTCTTCNTCNTCAAATACAAAATCATAAATACTACAACCAAGACGACATAAATCAAAACTCATACTTGGTTCCAATCTTGGTTTAGACGATTTGAAAAACGGTTCACAATTGTATTGGGTAGCAGCATCTCCACCTGTAGCAAAACTATCACTACAAAACACATGTTTTTGATATTTATAAATACTTCTACCAAAATCAATGATTTTAAAAATACGTCCATAGGTAGGAACGCGATACATGACATCTTGGTACTTGTATGTCAAATAAGGTAAGGTGGTTTCAATATACATGATATTGTTGGTATGCAAATCATTGTGAGTAAATTGAAACATTTTTTGATATACTAAAAGAATCATAATTACCTGAAAAAGTGCAGAACACGTTTCTTCTTCAGATATTCCTTGTACAAACAAGGCATCCAATGTATTGGAACATTTTTCTAAACAAATCATTTGTACAGGGAAATCAAAAATGTATACCATTGCTTCCGGTTCATCCAAATCTTCGGATGGATTGGATTCTGTTTCCCAATCTTCGTCACTAGGAGATTTTTCGTCTTCTTCTGTATTTGTTTCATTCTCATTGTCTGACAATGAAATATCATCACTATCATTTTCAATGTCACTGTCACTATCACTAGAATTTTGTGAATCTTTGTTGGAAGATATTTTCTGATAAACCAAATCTAATTCAGAAGAAGACGATTCTATGGTGGAAGGTTCATCCAATATTTCATCATTAAATTCAACAATACCTAAATCAAAGGAGGATATAGGATCGGTAGAATCTTCTATGTTCACTTTTTTTCGTATACCACGAGAACCTGAATTTGTAAATGGTGGTTGGTCTTCTTTGACATTTTCCAATACCATTAATTTTCCAACATTGGATAAAAAAAAGGAGGAATTGGTTAAATATTCCAAATCTTCTTCCACATTCATTTTGTATCGGTCCTGAATTCCTAAATAACTTCCATAGAAATCAATTCCGTGAACAAAATGATGATGATTTTTCAATATACTGTTTAAATAATAAAAAAATCCGTCAATGTAAGAAGCATTCGCCGAACTTAATAGTTTTTCGTGACATTCCGTCTTGGTGGATTGAAAAGAAGGAAGAGTTTTCAATTTTGAATCAGATAAATCATATTTACCTACCATGTATTTGATCGGATCTAACAATGGTGAAAATTTAATAAATACATCTTGTGAAATGGTGTAGGAATTGTTGGTATCCATGATTGTTTGTAAATCTTTGATTTGATAACGATGATTCAATCCNATACGATTGTAATTGTTTTCATTCAATTCAAAAAAAGTAGAATAAAATGGATGATATAATTGCAATTGTTGTATTGATTCACCTAAATGTTGTTTGTCAGAAAAAAAAGAATGTGGATACGATAAATCAGACAACTGAATTGAATTCGGCTTATAATAATTCAATGGGTATACCTCTTGGAGTGTTTCTGATTTAGCATAATTCATTTTTTTAGACATGGAATCGTTTTATACTTTGCTTGTATGAAAAGAAGATAGAGACGACGACGAACCCATTGAAATTGTAGGTTTAAATATTTGAGTTCCAATACTGAGATTGTAATGATTATATAAATGTATATGATATCTGTCCGGGTTCAATGACATTAGAATTAAAAAAATTTGATATGCGTTGGATTACCTTCCGACCGGATGAAAACAAAGGACCAGTCATTGTGATGATTGGACGGCGTGATACAGGTAAATCTTATTTAGTACGTGATTTACTATATCATCATCAAGACATTCCCATAGGCACAGTCATTTCTGGTACAGAAGCCGGTAATGGATTCTATGCAGCTCATGTACCTAAATTATTCATTCATGAAGAATACAATTCAGTTCTCATTGAAAATATTTTACGACGTCAAAAAGCAGTTCTAAAACAAGTGAACAAAGAAATGGAAACCTATAGAAAATCTACCATAGACCCTAGAACATTTGTCATTTTAGATGATTGTCTCTATGACCAATCATGGACACGTGACAAACTCATGCGACTTTTGTTCATGAATGGGAGGCATTAAATTCTGGTGCCAGTCTTGTCAAAAGCAAGGCTAGTTTTTGCTTCATAAAAAAGATATTATTTTTATACACTTTAGGTAAAATAAATTGTGGTCTTGAGTATGATAGGAGAAGCGACACGTCCAAATTGCGGGAACATCTTATTTTAAAGGTTTTCACTACTAAACTACCCGATAAATCGGGTAGTGGCGTCTGTTAACTACAGACGGTACAGTAAAAAGGTGAAAAATAGAGAAAATCCGCAGCCAAGCCCCTAAGTCCGTTATTAATTAGGATATGGGGAAGGTTCAACGACTAAATGGAGGTGGGGTTGATGGGATTGATTCTCCCAAATGATGCCTTAAGATATAGTCTAGTCCTGATGGAGACATCAGGTAGAAACGTGGAAAGTTTTATTAATTATTACGATGCAGTACCCATTAGGCATCCCCCCCAATCTCAGAACCAACATAGATTACGTATTTATTTTACGAGAGCCGTATTTGACCAACAGAAAACGTATTTTTGAAAATTATGCGTCCATGTTCCCCACCTTGGAATCATTTTGTTCTGTCATGGACCAAACCACAGCAGATTACGAGTGCTTAGTTATCAATAACAATGCAAAATCTAACAAATTGAACGAACAAATCTTCTGGTACAAAGCCCAACCTCGTCCCGATTTCAAACTGGGTTCCAAAGAATTCTGGGATTTGTCCCGTGAAATGGGTGACGACGACGAAGAAGAATTTGACCCGAGTAAAGGTAAGAAGAAAAATAGTCAGGTAATGGTGAAAAAAAACAAGTGGTAAACATCTTGCTTTTAAAATAAAAAGCAAAATGTTAAAATCATATTATTTTGTGAAAAAATAATACAAAAATTATCAGGTAGGCGAAGCAACTGGGTTCTGAGTGACCTACGGTCAGAGGGCTGAAAGCCTTCTAACTACTAACTTAGTAGGTGACCTACGGTCACCGGATAAGTTTGGTCATCTAATAGATTTAGTTGTTGGAGGGCAAAACCCGTAGAGGAAGCCTACCTGACCAAAAAAAGGAATTTCGTTGATTTAATTTTTGTTGAAACAGATTGTTTCTTTGTTGAATCATTTTGTTTTGTTCAACTGTCAAACATACAGGAACCAATACTGTTTGTGATACTATATTGCCGGTATTTTCTACATAGAATGAAATTTGTGTCATAATCGTACATTGTATCTAGACAATTGTTTAACTTCTTTTACAATATTTACAACTATAATTAGTGCTCCAATACAATCATAACCGTTCCACTTGCTCCACTAGTACCAAACCCATTACCAGCGGTCGTTCCCCCACCCCCTCCTCCACCCGAATTCGGAACAGGAGAAGATGCACGAATAGAACTACTACCACCGTTTCCCCCGCCACCTTTCCCACCCTTTCCTCCTATACAAGAATTACGCCCCCCACCACCTCCACCTGCCCCGTAATATTGTTGTTCAGAGGGCAGAATGTCTTCAACTAATGACCATAAATAACCATCACCCCCGTCCCCACCGTGACACGGGCTACCTGAAGATATCACTGCCTTCTGACCAGCACTACCTGCCCCTCCACCACCGGAACCCGGATTTAAAATCGTATTATTCATACCATATCCCCCTGGATTACCATAATAATTCAGTGTACCATTACCCCGTGTAGCCTTTCCAGGAATCGTATTGTTAAAAAAAAACACATATTTGGTGGGGTCGTACATCAAAAACCCACTGAATCCATAATTACCACCGGATGAACCACCAGAATGGCTACTATATATATAATAACCACCCATTCCCCCACCGTGTGCATATTCAGAAATTCCTTTTCCTTTGATGATGGTATCACCCCCACTGTTTCCACCATAATTATGTCCAGCGATTCCTCCTATACCAACTACAATGGAATAAGTTTCACCACCCTGAAACGTCAATGTTCCTTCACCTACGCCCCCACCTCCGCCTCCACCAGTTCCACTACCACCAGTTAATCCGCCACCACCCCATCCGACCCCTCCTCCTCCTCCTACTAACAATACCGAACACGTCATGGTTTCTACAAATTGAATGAATCCATTTCCTTTGAACTGAATGATTGTTCTGATAGAATCCGTGGATTTTGTGGTATAATATCCAGAGATATGTGTATGATTTATAAAAGTAGAGTTGGGTAACAACGAATGTGTATTGTTTGTAGCGGAGATTGTTATATTTTTGTCATGTACATTGTTCATGATATATATAGTAAAAAATACCACTAATGTTATCACAATAATGGTCAATAAACCAGATACAACGGTTGCAACTAAAATACAAAAATACACATTATAATGCATTTTTGTAACTACCAGTCCTTGATGAAACTCAGTTTCATATACCACTATATCACTTATAACATTATTCTCAATATCTATTACTGACTTTTCTGAATGTTCACCTTCTATGTAAATATCTGAAACATTACATTCAGATTGATTGTTGGAGGATAATGACTCAATATCGCTGATGATATATTCACTCATGTAGTTATTTTTTTGTAGTTACAATTGTAGTATATTTATATGATCACATATGTAATTCTAGGTATTTTTTTATATTAATTTATATACTATAATGTCGGGTGAAAAATGTCGTTGTCGTGATTGTGAGAGAGTGCGTGACCGTTGTTATTGTCGTCAATGTGAGAGAGGACGTGACCGTTGTCGTGAAAAAACATCTGAAGGACGACGTAGGAGTCCAGAGGAATATGAAGAAAAAACAAAAGAGTCGTCTTGTTCAAATATTATTATACAAAAATATTCACCAGATTGTGAAAAATCATCCTGTGATGAACAACCAAAGCATATTGAAATTCATAATGACCATATCATTTATATTACAATACGTTAAAATTTTATTTTTGTAACTATATTAGTATTTTTTTGTATGTAATCACTGCGTTTATCTAGTCGGAATAAGAAAATTATCTTTGTAAAAAACACTTTATACATGTTCTTATATATTTATCATGTCGGAAAATGAATGTTGTTATATAAGTGATAGTGATCACAAAGATACTTGTGTTGCCCGTACCCAGTTTTCGCATTCTGAAAGGAGTAGATCTCCCAAAATATGTAACAAAAAAGTTTGTCATTTTAATAATTATGTATCAGAAAAATGTCCAAAAGAAAGAAATTGTGAATCAAAACATAACAAATATAAACATATGAGAAAACAAAGTCATGATGGTAAAGATGGACGTGATGGTGTGGATGGTAAAGACGGTAAAAATGGTGAAAATGGTAAAGACGGTAAAAATGGTCGGGATGGCAAAGAAGGTCGTGACGGTGAAGATGGTATGAATGGTAAAGATGGTGAAGATGGACGTGATGGACGTGACGGTAAAGATGGTAAAGATGGTGAAGATGGCAAAGATGGTGAAGATGGTAAAGATGGTCGTGATGGTCGTAACGGTAAAGATGGTAAAGATGGTTGTGACGGAGAAGATGGTAAGAATGGTAAAGATGGTTGTGACGGAGAAGATGGTAAAGATGGTTGTGATGGTGAAGACGGTTGTGACGGAGAAGATGGGTTACCAGGACCATGTGGACCACGTGGACATAGAGGCGAAGAAGGACCACGAGGTTTTCCTGGACCTAAAGGATGTGAAGGTGAAAAAGGGTGTATGGGATTCAAAGGTGAAACCGGTCCTACAGGATGTTGTGGAAATGATGGAACCAAAGGTACTACGGGTTCCACGGGTCCGACTGGACCACAAGGTACTCAAGGTAATGATGGTACTGGTATACAAGGTCCTACAGGACCACAGGGTACAGGTTCCACGGGTCCGACTGGACCACAAGGTAATGATGGTACTGGTACACAAGGTCTGACGGGTTCCACGGGTCCGACTGGACCACAAGGTCCCAAAGGTAATGATGGTTCACAAGGCCCCCAAGGCAATAATGGAACAGGTCCGACGGGTTCTCAGGGTCCGACTGGACCACAAGGAGTATGTGATTGCAGTTGTATCCAATACACGAATACATTTATAACAAAAGACATTAGTGGAGGTTTGAACGGAGGCCCACAAGATGTTAAACTCATCTATCAAATACCAAATCAATGTTCCTTTGTGATTTACGGATTTGATATTAGTAACAACCCAAGAAATTTATATGTGAGAACAGGACAAGGTCCTTATGAAAATGGTCTTGGATTTATTTCAGATACATTTAGTAATGACAATGAAATAGATAAAATTCATTATACACAACTAGATTTGGGTGATTTTCAGCGTGTTAAAAAAATCAAATGTGCGGACCCTACTATTACCATTGGTAGTATTCAACCCACTGAAGGATATGAAGTTTATGGTTCTAATATACTAGGAACGATAGGTACCCGGTTATATTCTTATATAAATACTGCGAGTTCTGTTATTTTTCAACAAATTGTGATTCCTTCTTACAATACCACGAATGTTACTAAGACAGGAGATATATATTTGTATGGAGCTGTTCCTTTTCGTTATATTTCCATCAAGGCGATTTCTGGTGATGTTATTTTGAACTTATTGACATTAAACTTATGTAATTGTTGAAAAAATTGATTTATAAATTAGTATCAATCTACTATTATAATCTATTTGTT